GGGTATGTTGTCCCCAAGGAGTATAAAAAGGCTAATTTGGTACGAGTGGTTACATCTGGTACCCATCTGAACAAATTGTCGTTTAAAAATCTCCAAAAGATGGCCAAGTCCAAAGGTTCCAAAGACTATTACAAGGTTGGGCGTCAGGATTTATTGAACCTGTTGATGTAATTCCATATAAAATCGTGAGCATCAAATCGTTCTTTGATGATTTTAGCCGCGTTATCCGGTGAAAAGTTTTTGGAACAACAAAAGATGTCAAGATATATTTTTTCATCCTCTGGGTATGTGTGCACTGAAAAATGACTCTCGGACAAAACTATAACACCAGTCACACCTACCGGGTCAAATTGATAAAATGAACGAGCCACTTCATGTAGATCAAGATCAGTTACAATCTGTTCCATAATCGGTGTTAATTCAGCCATTGTATTAATAGTCACCCCTGTGAGTGTCCCGAACACATGAGCCATTTTTATATACACAAACAAAATTTTTAATATAAAAGTATGAACACATGAATATTTAATGACAACACAATTATGTTGGTGGTGTTGTCATGAAATACCGAATGATGTTTATCATATGCCGGAAACATTTAAAAATAATGTATTTACTACGTATGGACAATTTTGTTCATGGGAATGTATAAAGGCGCATATAATTAAAATTGACGATTATACAACTGGTAGATTGATTGATTTGTTGACATTATATCGTAAAAGAATATACGGTACAGTTGAACCACTAACGCCAGCGCCAAGTCGTTTTACTTTAAAATCGTTCGGTGGTACTTTGACTATAGACGAATACAGGAGTGGTCGCATAAGAGCAAGAGTTACACGTCCACAGGAGATTCATACAACTACTATAGTTCACCAGAAATCAATTGACGGTGAACTTGTACTCAAAAGATCAAAGCCACTCAACCGTGACAAGACGAGTATCAAATCTGCGCTTGGTATTAATATAAAAAAATAAATAACGTTTTCAGGAGGATGTCACTCGTAAAGGTGTATACTGATATAGGTGAAGCAAAGCCAGTTATTCTGATTGCTAAAATTTTTAAAAAGGTCAAGAAGAATGTATATCAGATTAAATACTTGAGCCCGACTACTCAGAAATGTAATGGTCATACTATTTTCGCATACGAAAACGCAGTATATGAGGTTGATGAGGATTCTATAACAGAACATCTAAACACAGACAATGAAGAGGTTGTCGGGTTTAAAAAAAATGAATATGGATTTACGAAAATCACACCCGACGATTCAGATTATGAACCAAGTGAAACGGGTGATTCTGATTCGGAATCGGATTCGGATGAAGAATCTCTTGTTGACTCTTCATCAGAAGTTGCTGAAGATGTCGTTGAAGATTATTCATCAGACTAATTTTATTCGTCTATACTAGATGAATACATCTCTGATTATAGCGATTGTAATACTGATGATGATTTTAATCTTTCGTGTCCGGACAAGTGATGCGTCTATTAGTATAAGGAAACCAACTCCTAAAAGTATAGATGAACAATGGCGTGTAAATGTACAGACCCGTGAATAAAAATATTTTATATTATTAAATGTCTCCAAACTATAAAGGTGCAACCATAGCCGTCAGTTCTATTATCGCGTTTATCTTTTTCCTGGTTTTACTCGGAAATATGTCCCAGCGTACAAACCAGTCATATTATGACTATCGTAAACATTTAAAGGATTAACCTATTTATCTTTAAATGGAAACAATTACAGCTAAATTTGCGAGACTATTTGACCCCAAGAATGTTCTCCATGTAACATGGTTGATGCAGTTTTTTGAGCTGAGTAAAGTAGCTCTTGATATTACAAAAAAGACTGATGTATCTGGATTTATGAATAAAAATCCAATGGGTATAACAGTCAAAGATTCTGAACTACTTGATTGGGTTCAGATTCATTTTACGGTAAGTATGAAATATATGAAATATTTCTTTGATGGTCAAGCTTATATTCCACCTTCATGTAAAACTTAAACATAATTATTGTTTCACATAACATCTAGATCCCTGGTTTGTCGCAGGTGCTATTGTCCCTGAAAAGTTTGTATACATAGTGGTGGATGCCGCAGGTTTAGAAATTGCTTTACAATTTGGGTTGTTGTTACATACGGTCTGTGCAGCTGCAAAGCTACTGAATGATGTGCCTCTGACTGCAGCAGAGCCACATGATTTATCAGTATTGAGTGTATATCCAACAACTGTATCTGGTGGAGGAGAAATAACAACTGGTGGAGGCGGTGGAGTTACAACAGCTACTTTTGGTGGAGGCGGTGGAGTTACAACGGTTCCGGGTTTAATATAACATTTTCCACCTGCAAGTGCAACTGGTGCTACACTACCAGAAATTTTATAATATGGATTTGTTGGTGATGGATTAGCAACTGCTATACAATTCTTGTCATTTGTACACGCAGTTTGAGCAGCTGCTAATTCCTTGAATGATGAGCCTCTGATTGCACCAGGACCACACGATTTATCACTCTGAAGTGTATAACCAACTATTGGTGGAGGTGCCACAGGTGCTACTGGTGGAGGTGCCACAGGTGCTGGTCTTACCGATGGACTGGATGAAGATGCTGGGGTGGTAGAGTAAGCGGGTGTACCTGGTTTTATATAACAATTGTTATATTGATAATTAACTGGTGCAATTGTACCAGATACTTTATAATACTTGGAAACATCCGGGTTAGCAACTGCTTTACAGTTGTTATCAGATGTACACGCAGTTTGAGCTGTTATGATATCTTTATATTCAATTGATCCCCTGATTGCACCAGGTCCACATGATTTATCGCGTTGAAGATTATAAGCTGCTGGTACTGAAGGTGGTGGAGGGGCAACATCTATCGGTTGATCAACATCTTCTGATTGTGGCAGTGGAGGAGGAGCAACTACTGTTGGTGTTTGTGTCGGTGGAGGAGCAACTACTGTTGGTGTTTGTGTCGGTGGAGGAGCAACTACCGTGTCGGTAGTTTCAGTCGGTGGAGGAGCAACTACTGTGTCGGTAGTTTCAGTCGTCTCTACAGTTTCAGTTTTAGTCGTCAATGAATTATAAACATTTGATAATGGTGTAGCCCATGATGCCTTGCTATATACACCATATCCACCAACTGCTGATGATATACTTGATGACATACCAATTAATACAATCAAAATAGTTGCCATCTAACATATGTTACGATTTATTTCCTGTACCACCACATGTTTTTAAAATTACAAGTCCAGCTGCTATGCATAATATACCAGCATATTGAATACCTTGTAATCTTTCACCGAGTATAAAATAAGCTGCAACTGTTTCCATAATCCCCGACATTCCATCCCACATTCCATTTGTCCACATGACATTTGCACCACCCAAATTTTTTATCAAAAAGTATATAACACCTATATACCCAACCATACCCTGAGTAAATCCACTAGTTGATGTCAAACCAGAATTTGCAAATTTTTCAAACCCAAAGTCACCAATAATTTCAGTGATTGATAACATAATCAGATTAATTACACTCATTTATTAGAGAATTGAGATTTTTAAAATAAAGATGTTGTCATATGCAATTTGTGTACATGACGAACATGAAGAGATTTCCAGACTATTGACATTTTTACAAAATAATAAATATTCAGGGTGTTCAGATACAGAAATTGTTATTCTACAAGATGGCGACAATCCACTCGTTACCGAAACACTGAGCAAGTTTTCAAACATCAATATTATTCACCGTACATTAAACGGTGATTTCGCAGCTCATAAAAACTTTCTATCTTCAAAATGCCGCGGTGAATATATATTTAATATAGATGCCGATGAAATGCCAACTGAAGCTATTATTGATGCCGTATTGAAAATCACAGAGTCTAAACAGTACGATTTGGTATATTTACCACGTATAAACATTTGTATCGGGTATACCGAAAATTTTATCAAGCAGCACAAGTTTCAGGTGAATGAAGTTGGGTGGATAAATTGGCCAGATTTCCAGGGTAGAATTTACAAAAATGGTTTACACTGGGGAGGAGCTGTCCATGAAAAGATTCAAGGGGCAGTCCACGTCGGTAATCTTGATCCAACTGTACCAACAAATGCTCTTTTACACATTAAAACTGTACAACGTCAGTGTGCTCAAAATGCATTGTACGCTAAACTAGAGGAAAAAAAGTAGTTGTATACAACAAATGTTTGCTGCATTGGAGAATATGAATAATCGTATAATCCTGTTTGTCGTGCTTGTAGTTGCCGCTTATCTCATATACAAGCACGTGTACCTACCAAAGTATAAACCAAAATCCACAACCGTAGATGTGCCAGTATCGGAGAGTGTTCATGCACCAGTTGCTACACCCGTAGTGCCAATTACTGATCCATCTGAAGAACTTAAAGAGGAGTAAGCATGAATAAGTAATGCTATTAAGTATAGATGTTGGTATACGAAATCTAGCAATGTGTCTCATGGATAATGATAAAAAAATTATTGAATGGGAAGTTGATGGTGTACCACCACTCTCAGATGAAACTATATATCAAGACTTGCTCACACACATGACACATAGACCATGGACACTTACATGTGAAACAGTTCTTATAGAAAAACAACCAGATAAAAATCGTCTCATTAAATCGGTTGAAAATTTCTTACATGCATATTTTCTCATTCATGGTAAAAAAGTTTTGATTTATGACGCGAGACATAAGATCCCAGATATTTCTGGACCTGGTAAGGTCAGGTATAGACAGCGTAAAAAGGCTTCAATTGATAGATGCCGCGAATTTATATCAACTTCAGATGCGAATTCACACCTCGTCAAGTTTTTTGACGGACATTCTAAAAAAGATGATCTCGCTGATACAGTTATGCAAGCACTTTCGTATACACCAAAGGTTGATGTGAAGAAAAAGGGTATAAAATCTCGCAAACCAACAAGTCTTCAAGAGGAAACGAGGTATAGTAAATCAAACTTGGCTTGGTTGTATAAAAATAAAAAACACGAAACGAAACGTTTCGAAAAGGATGTAAAATTATATTATAAATCAATGGATGAGTTTATTAGAGATTTGGATATATAAATATATAATGGATGTTCAACTCATTGATTGTATGGGAACAGACTCGTCAATTGTTCAGGCGGCACGTGTAAGCTATGGCCCAGGTACAAAAACCCCGAGCGACGACCGATCACTTGTAAGGTATCTGTTGCGCAATCGCCATACTACACCTTTTGAAATGGTTGAGTTTAAATTTCGTATCAAGTGTCCTATTTTTATTGCTCGTCAGCTCATGCGTCATAGAACTGCAAGTATCAACGAAATTTCAGCGAGATATTCGGTTATATCTGATGAGTATTATACACCAAACCCATTTAGGACACAGAGTACATTGAATAAACAAGGGTCTTCCAATGATACACTTGACGAGTCTGTTTCATTGGAATTGTTTTCAAAATATACAGAGTGTTGTAATAATGCATTTAAATTGTACACGGAAATGATTGACAAGGGTGTTTCACGCGAACTTGCTCGGTGTGTATTGCCACAGTCTACATTTACCGAGTTTTACTGGAAAATCAATCTACACAATCTTCTTCATTTTCTAAAACTGCGTATGGATTCTCATGCGCAACAAGAGATTCGTGAGCTTGCAAATATGATTTATATCCACGTCAAAGAAAAGGTTCCAGTTACAATTGATGCGTATGAAGATTACTGTGTTGGGTCAGTCACATTCAATCGCGGCGAACTGTCTGGTACAAAGCTCGGTAAAAGTGAACAGATTGAGTTTGACGAAAAGAAGAAGATTCTACAAAATTGTCCGTATATATAAATACATGGATGATAATTCAACAATGCTATTGTTGGGACTGTTTGGGATGATTGTATGTAGTTCGTCAATTGTATCATCAGGGGTGACGAGTTTAGGTGGGTTGTATGGATATTTGTACAGTCAAGATATTAGCGATGACAAGTTTTTAAAGAGTAATTCAGCACCTATACCTGAATGGTTACAGAATGAATTACAAAGTGATGAAAAATTTGATTGTCAAAAAATTGCAAATGACAATGGAGTTGATTCAGATGCTCCAGCGGCATACTTGGGTGGTAACGATCTTACAAAATGGCAATTAGCTGGGTGTAAAACAAACGCAACCGCAGTTGAAAAAATTTTATCCAATATCTACTCTATGAATGGTGATGGTCTGAATGACCTCCCATATATGACGATTAAAGTATCAGCAGGTACGAATACTTTGCGTAATGCGGCACAGAAACATTCATTAAAAGTAGAATCTGGTCCAAAAGTGTGTATATATAAAGGAGGTGTACAGGTTGGTCCGTGTATAGGACCAATCGGTAATTTTTCAAATACACACACATTGGGATTTACAACATCTGGTAACTTGTGTCTCATTGACAGTAAAACGAAAGAAAATACATGGTGTGTATTTGCAAACGTTTCAATTCCACAAACTTCAACATCAACAACACTTTCGGAATCTCAAATAAATGCAGCAAATGCATCTAATCTACACACTCAACATCAGTTGACATTTGCCGAGTATAAAATCAGTAACCGTCATGCACTTTTAGGGGATGATGGTAGGTTTTGTATATATGATAATGCAGTTGGTGGGACGTATGGGACACCTGTGTGGTGTAAACCAAAATAAAATAAATGTAAATGATAAATGGGTGGAGGTGGATCCAAATCAACTAATCGTGTGGATATAGATACATCATCTATCATTTCGGCTGGAGTGAATTTCATGTCGTCTCAACACAACGATGCTACAAGTTTGAATACGAATAAGAATGAGTTTACTCTTATAACAGCTGGAAATTTAAAGGGTAATATTACATTAAAACAAACAATAAATGCAAGTGCGGTTGCGAATGCAAAATTGAGCTCTGAACAAAGTTTACAATTTGCGAATAATCTTATAGCTGGACTATCGGCCAGCATTGACCAAGCTGCAACCGCATCCGCTGGATTCTTATCAACTTCGAATGCGGATGCAAATAATGTATCCAAAGTGAAGCAGAGTATGAGTACAGTCATTACAACCAATGCTGTTATAGATATGTATAACAAGGCATTTACATCAGTTGTTGATGTGAATAAAGCTGAGATTATCATCGGTGGTAACTACATAGGTGATATAAATGCAGAACAGAATATTGTGGCTAATCTTGTAACATCTGCTACAGTTGATTCTATGATAAGTGCTATAAACGACAATCTTGCACAAAATCACGCAGATGCTACATTGTCACAAACAGCTTCATCAAAAGTCGCTGGCCTTGACGACCTTATAAAGGCATTTGGTATGCCGTGCCTTATAAGTCTTGGTATGTCTGCTGCATGCGTTTTGATATTAGTTGTTGGTATTGTTATGATTGGCCTATCTCCAGCTGGTCAAAAAAGTATTAATAAAGCCTCATCGGCGGCGGTTTTAATTAAATAGTAATAGACCAAGTATCACCAGTACAATAACTATACAAATACACGATAATATCATACCAAGTGTACTACCGGCTATATATTTATTTTCAACACCACCAGTTTTTTGATTCAGAATACTCGTAGAGCCTTCAGTGACATCACCGGCTACCGAAGTTACACCACCAGATGTCGTATTAGCCGTCGAACCATTATCTGGTGGGAAGTCGCACGCAACCTTTACATCGCTATCAATAATATTTCCACCAGCCATAATTTTACTTGCGCATACATTCACCTTTAAATCTCCACATGATACACCATCAGGTGCCGGTTTTATAATAGATGCACCACCAACTGTATCAATTTTACATGCCGCGCTGTGACATCTAGGCTTGAATGAACTCGTAAGAGTTGCTTTTAAAGTCGCATTTGTTGTTTGTTCTATAATCTTTTTGTAATTATATCCCTCCGAACATCCATTAGGGGTATCTTCGGATGTACAACCGCTTATCCCAGATTTGATGGCGTTTATACATCCACACTCAATTGAATTCGGGTGAGATGCACAATACGAATTTACAATTGGCATGAGAGTGTCACCGTATCTGGAACTTGACAATGTGTTTAATAAAACGCCATTAATCATATTTACAAGTTGATTACTCCAGTTTATACCAGTTGGTAAAAGTTGCATCTTTTTTTTCAGATTTTCTGTAATATTACCATTCTCAATTAATCCACATAGTGTACCAATTTTAGAAATTTCAGATGGATCTGTCCACCATGTATCTGATACTAGGTTCAATAATCTTTGATTCTTATTAAAACTGGACACTGTAGTGCATTGATTCACATCATTATTAAGTTCATCAAAAGATAAGCCATTACAGTGAGCTCTTTTCGCAGCTTCTAAATTATTTGCATCTAGCCCAAAACTGCCAAGATTTGTCCAATTATCTTGTGTCCATTTCGTCTCAAATCTATTGTAACCGCATCGTACCTTGTTCACTAATGCACCGTTATCATTTGTTGTACTAGTAACTATGCCAGGATTTTTACATGCAGGTGTACCAGATCCTTCCCATGTACCACATTTGTCACTATTGTCACCGCCTCCACGCGCACCTTGAATCAGTCTAACTGTCGACCATTTCCACCCAGGATTGCTTCGTTCGTCACAACAATTTCGTCCAGAACAATAGTCAGTTGCGGTGTTGTCTACATTGTGATCACCACCAGTATCAAAAACTGCTGTAAAATTTTCGACTGGTGCAGTCACCTGACCATTTTTATCATAATTTCTTAGATTTTTGATCCGTGAAGCATTATTTGGTTGTGACCATCCGGCTGACTTGTCTAAATTCAAATAACATGTAGTGATGCCTTTACCTCCATTGTTACCACTGTCTGTACCAGGATCTGTAGCAACTGTAAAAGATTTACAAAATCCAGCTTGATCACACATCATAGCACAATCGTTGATTACGGCTGGATCATCGTAATTTCTGGCAAATGTATATCTTCTACCGCGACCCTTACCAGTTCCATCCCAATAATTACCCTTTGGCTGACGATCATCCCCGTATGGATTATTTGAATTTGTATAAGTATACCCTCGTTTGTCGTAACTAACACTGGTCATTATTATAAAGATGTGATTTTATTATAAACTATGAAAGTTGTGAAACCTATACATCAAATGGGTGAGCGTTGGTATATTCAGATTGATGATAAAGTTGTAAAAGTACCATGGAGATACAACCGACCTATGATTAAAGTCAATGGAATCAAGACTATTTACGAGTACCAGATTGGTGATGAAATCAAGGCTGAAATAACAATTAAAAAATGGGAGGATTCAAACCATTATATATTAAAAAGTATAACTGATGTATAAGGAGGAGGTATGGACTCAACACCAGAGTTGAAAAAACAACTCACGGTGAGACCATTAGCGTCTGGTGATTTCCCACAACCACCTGCATTCAAAGTATACCGTGAAACATCACGTGGAAAGCTTATAGTTCCTAGATTTTTTGATACAAGTCATCCACATAAACATTCAACGCCTGTACATTCCCCACGTATATGTTTCAACGGAACACTTCGTAATGAAACAAGTCAGGTTGAGGCTCATACACTCGGAGTTGAAAGTTTATCAACTATAGGTGGTGGTGTTTTATCACTCCCATGCGGATTCGGTAAAACAGCCGTTTCATTATCAATAGCGAGTCATTTCAAGGTTCGTACCATGATTATAGTTCACAAAGAGGTTCTCGTGAGACAATGGATTGAAAGGATACAACAGTTTTCACCGGGGGCAACAATTGGTAGAGTTCAATGCGATACGATTGAAACTGATAACGATTTTGTCATATCAATGATTCAGACGCTGTCACAGAGAGACTATCAACCTGGTACATTTGATTCAATTGGTCTTGTTATAGTTGATGAGGCTCACCATATATGCGCACGAGCATTCTCTCGGTGTATGTTCAAATTACAAACTAAATATATGCTTGGACTCACAGCCACACCTGAGCGTAAAGATGGATTAACACGTCTACTCTATTGGTTTCTTGGACCTCAATTTTTAGCGGTTGAACGAAATGCTGAAAATGTAGAAGTTCGTTTTGTACCATTCACAGGTCCATTTCCACCCATAACCATGACTAGAAATGGAAAACTTTCATTACCAACAATCATAACCGATTTAACACTTGTTGACGAACGCAACGAGCTTATATTGGAAACAATCCGCGGAATTGAAAAGTTTCGTAATATACTTGTACTTACCGAAAGAAGGGAACATGCTCTATGGATATGTGACCAAATTGGGTCAGAAGCTGGTGTATATATAGGTGGTATGACTGAGGATAGTCTCGGTGAGAGTGCAGAAAAGCGGGTAATTGTCGCTACATTTGCACTTGCACAAGAAGGGCTTGATATACCAAAATTGGATACGCTTATATTAGCAAGTCCAAAGTCGGATGTGAAACAAGCAGTTGGACGCGTTTTACGTGGATCAACAAATCCAATCATATATGATATTGTGGATAAATGGTCTATATTTATTGGGAGTTTCAAGCGAAGAAGTTCTATATATACCGAATTAAAATTCAATACACCTGAAACCGCTGAACCAGTAAAGCAAACTTTGAAATGTTTACTGTAATTTACTTAGTGCCATGATGAGAAGGGCAATCATATAAATAATTATAAAGTGTATAGCATCAAGATCAAGTCCTCGTGGACGAATTGGTTGGGGAATTGGGGGTGGTGTAGATGGTTCTGGTATACTTGTAAATTCGTAATACGAAAGACCACCCATTTACTTATAATGTAACCTCATTTTTTTTCTTACTGCGACGCTTCTTACCAGATGATCCGATGGTGATGTCCTTTGTACCGTCACCCTCGGATGATACGACTGATACGATATCAGACATGGTCTCCTCCTCAATTATAACTGGTGGTTTTGTACGTGTCGGTTGTGGCATTGATGGGAACCCGAATCCACCCATCAGGTTACCTAGATCAATACCAGGTCCCTTCATCTCTCTCTGTGGACCAGATGGTGGTGCAGGCTTTGTGTTGAGAGCCTCCATAACATTCTTCATCAAGTCTGGATTCTTTTTCATAACATCTTTCATATTTGGCATGGCATTCTTGAACATGGAATTGGTCAGGTGGAACATCATAGCTGAACCACCAACCATCATGATGAGTTTAATCTCTGGGGCTACATTCACCTTGTCACGATATTTGGCATACAACTCCTCAAATACACCATCATAATCATCAAGACCCTCCATCATTGTCTCGGACCAACCGTCAAGTTGGACGTCAAATGGGTCGTAACGCTTATTCAGGAATTCAATTCCAGTGACGCAAGCTATAAGCATACGTCTCTGGAATTTTATAGACTGGTCAGCCTCTATACCATATACGATTCTCTTGTATTCTGTACGAAGCTCCTCAACATCGCTATGAATTGTAAATTTACGGCCTGGGCTGAAACCCTTTTTCTGTAATCTGGCAATCTTGTTTAACAAATCAGCCTTTTCATCCTCTATGGATTTATAACCCTCAGATGGAGGTGACTGGTCATTCATACGCTGCTGATCTCCACCCTCCTCCATAAACTGCTGCTCCTCATCCATATCTTCAGCCTGTTGCTGTGCAAACTGTATATGGCGATCCTCATCAAGACGTTTTGATGTATTTATAAAGTTGTCAAGTCCAGGATCAAATACTGGTTTGGGTCGGGTTGGTTTTGGCCTTACAATTGGTACAGTCTTGGACGCTGGCTTGATTGAAATTTCATCCAGGAGAGCGCTCTCAGCAGCCGATAGTGACAGTGATGGTCCATCATCACCTTGAAACATAATCTCCGCCATATATTGCTATTTAATATGAAAGTTATATAAAACCTTTAACGCAATATAAAAATCTACTGTATACTTTAAATGCAGACTGACAGACTTTTCATGCGTATGGTTATTATCCTCATCCTCATGTTTATATTCATCACCAATTTTATTCAGATTAAACCAAGTAATTATACTCTTGGCCGCCCAGTTACAAGCAGTCTGGAAAGTGAGGCGAATCCAGACGTGTTCCATAATGCTGGACAGATGAGATGTGTACCAAGTGCTACATCAGATGATGGCGCATATTATACAAATAGCCGAGGTGGTATATGTGGTGATCAACAGTATGTGAATCACATGGGTCACGAGTATATACTTGATGGTATAGGTGGATCATTATTATCTCAGTAAATGGTAAATGGAATCATACGTCTTTATAGATTCTTCGAGACGTAATAAAACATTTTACCCATATAGTAACAATTATCAAATTACACTTGAAAAAACTCTCACTGGTGTAAGCAAAGCTGAACTCCTATCAGCATCATTCTGTCGTAATACATATGATTTGAATACAATCATAGACGTAAGTGAACTTAAAAATGATCAGGTTGTCGCCAACTCAATATCTAGATCATTTGCCATTATACCAAATAGCAGTGTTTCTTTGAATAGTAACGTTGTATACAGCCCATCTTCATTCTTCCCAATTGTTGCCAACTTTAGAAACTCGTTTATGCTCCAGAATTTAACAATAAGTTTCAAGGATCAGAGTGGAGTACCGGTATTGACAAATACAGAGAATTCGCTTCTTTTAAAAATAACTCACTTAAAGTAGGATGCTAAATTACGTACTTGTAGAAAGTGACGGTCGTGACAAGAATTTGTATCCATATGGCAACTCGTTCACCACATACCTCACATCACCAATAAAAAACGTCACGAGAATTGATCTCCTCACGGCTCGAATTCCAAATACATTTTACAATTACAATTCTGGAGATTTTATACTCAATGATGTACCATACAGCATACCTCCAGGCTTCTATTCATCATTCGGCTTGACTAAAATTATAGCATCCTTAACTGGTTTATACTGTGACTACTTGACTGATCAAGCCAAGTTTATGATTTCGTCTATAGGACCGTTCACAATCACATTAACAGGTGACCTTATAACTCTTATGGGGAATATAAACGGTTCGTCAATTCTCAGTACAGGTACATATTACCAAAATATGTACCCATCCTTATACATATTAGAAGGTCAAAATCCTGTTGTTCTGAATGTTGTGAGAAATGTAGTCCTGGATATAGAAGAGCTGCGAAATTCTACATTCTTGGATGCCAAAAAGTTGACGAATTCCACATATACTGGATCTGTATCCAAGTCACTTGCATCCATCCCGATTGATGTTTCGTCTGGACAGATTAAAACATTCAAAGAACGTAACGATTATACAATATCTGCATATTTTGACACACCAATCCCATCTATAAAGAGGTTTACTATTAGATGGTTGGATACGGATGGAAACATCGTAAATTTCAACGGGAACGATAACAACTCATTTACTCTACGAGTCTTTTCGGAACCGTCCAAAGAACCTGAACCGGACACGAAGGAAACTGATATGGATTTACTCACCACAAAGATACAACGAGCTATACAGGATTCAATACCACCACCAAAACCTGAACAGCCACCTAGATATTGGATATATATACTCTTGATGATTATAAGTGGAGCTCTGGTGTACTGGTTTACATCTCGGACCAAGCCAGAATTACCTGCGCCGTTGTATTCTTACCGTCCCCCTCAACCGAGAGTGTAAGTGTGTCAGACACCCCCAGTGATCTACCAAGTTGATATACTATACCAGTTGTAAACCCAAACGTGTCCGATGACTTGGTGGAAACTAAACCCGAATTTAAGAGTTTACCATCAGTCATAGCGGTTGATGCCGTATCACACAACACCAATTGACTGGTTGGGTGTGACACGAACGAATTTCCAGTAAGACCACTGTTTCTCGTTATATACCATTGCGTATTACCAGCTGTATTCACTAATACATCCACCTTTTCAATTCTCACAATTGCATCCAGATTTGTTGGCTTCAACTTGATTGAAATAACTGGATATATGACACCAGCTGTCGTCATAGTAACAGCGTTTGATTGTATGTGCAGTTTATTGTTTGGTTCGTAACCCCCCTCTGAAATCACAGTGGAGCATATCTGTTTCATGGTGCTATTTGATGTTGTTGTTCCAGTATTGAAAATCTCATATCTACATGGTAGACATGCAGTCCCAATGTACGCATAGTCTACAAAATTAGAGTGTCTGAATGTGTGACACACCATCATCTGTGAATCCAGAACAAATCCACACCTCACGGACCCCACACCCAACCATTCAATGTCCATCCAAAATATCTGAGCCTTTGTAAGATCAAGGATGTTGACCAGTGTTATTCCATTCCATAACCTTTGTTCAACTCTTGTTTCCGTGCCATTGTTACGTTTCACTAGATAGTACCCTGTGTTGGTGCTTTCCACATATATACCGTTATCTTGACCAAAGTATCCAACCCTCTGAACCAGATTTGCTTTGGGAGCACCCATGACAACGGTGTTCATTATGAGGAGGGATTTTCCAGGTTGATACTGGAAGACATATTTCGTCTCACGCACAACCTGTGAATTTGCGAGACTAGACGTCGTCATATATACAGATGACTCGTTTGACATGTAGGTGGTGTATCCGTTACCGGTAATGTTTGAATACCAATTGTCGTTTTGAACATACCTGCTCTGTGAATCAAATATGGTGTATGGATTTGAAACTCGGAGCCTACCGAATGCATCATTTGGTGTTGATACACGTATAGAATCTATTTTATAAGGACTTACGAGATTGTGTATATTATCCATTTAAATTATAAGACTATTTTAAATGGATGAACAATATCTATATGTTGATTCAAGGCATCGTAATACAGCAACGTATAAAAATAGCAATCAGTATACAGCCTTTCTAGTAAGTCCTATAACCAGTATATGTAGAGTTGATCTTGTATCTGCAAGTATACCAGTCACTTCTTCACATACGTCTGACAAAACATCGTCTCCGTATATATTCCTGGATATAGAACAATTTAGAAGCAAGTATGGAATTCAATCAACCATATCAAACAACGCAAGTATAAATACAACACCAATTATTCAAAATTATTTTGGACAGGTGTTTTACGGGGCATTGGCAAATACACAACCATACTCGTCTAACCTTAATACATCTACTGGTAATACAATGTACTATTCAAATATCCAATCGTATAAAAATTATTCTGAATACGAATACAAGACATCCGTGAGTTTTCAACAACCTATAGAAAGTTTAGATAGATTAAACATTCGGTGGGTTGATTATGATAATAAACTTGTTGTATTTGATCCAACTACTGCATCACACTCTTTTCTTTTACGTGTATACACGACACAAAAAAAGATTGACCCGCCTCATAGTATTATCAACTCAACGAGTGTGATTGCTGAAGATCCACGAGTCTATATTTTTCTAATTATACTTGTATTAAGTGTATTGATAATATTGCGAAATGCTTAGCGGGTGACGGCGTACACTGGCTGCTGCTGGTTAATCTCAACATTGATGGCAATAGCCTTGATGATAATGTACACAAACACAGCGAGGAGGGTGGTGGCCAGGGCGGTCAGCAGGTAATAGTTGCCACCATTCTTGCTGACGCTAACAACCTTGGATATGATCCAACGAACAACATCCATCCAAGCAACTGCTGATGCAAAGCTGAAACCCGCCACTATGGCGTTCAGGGACTGAGCCTCAATCATGGTTGCGATAGATACTATAGAGCTTGCCATTTATTATTGTCTGAGATTATTTTTCTTCGGGTATAAAATCATCCTCCTCTGTTAATATTTTATACTTGACTTTTTTCTTCTTGTCGTCTGGGTCACTGTAATCAATAGTGGCATCGTCTTGATTTATTTTATACAATTTTAATGCACGACGTTTTATACTGATGTGTCCAGGTTCATGGAACATTTATTCTAGTTTATCACAATAAATTATACTAAGATGTCGCACGTGAATCAATAGCATTTTTAATCATCACTTCTGCTGGTGTTTCTGGTACCCATTCATCCCAGGAATCAAATGAATTATTCATGCGTATTATTTCCTCATCGTCACCTGTATACCTGGTAAACTCATCCTCTTCCCCCTCCTCATCGGTTTCCCATTCACTCTCGTCGTCTGTGTCTTCATCAGAGTCCTCTTCAAAATGAGACCCTGAATGTTTACCTATATAGGTCATTGCTGAATACTTCATACCATATTCCATATCAATGGCTGTGACCATTGTACGGTTACACGCATTGGCATACTTTGCAGCTGATATAACAGCCATCTCCATGACTGGTACGAATATATCAATACCAGCCTGTATTATACGATCATCCATTTCTAGTATTATTCTGTGATTAAAATTATTAGGTAAATACGAGTTTACCATCTTCACCTTTTATTACATTATACCCGATGGCGTATACAGTTATACGTTTATGTGTTGTTGATGACGTGTGCTTGAATGTTATCATTTGATTTTTAATCATACCCATATTCACGTGACCTGTTGGTAGTTCAGATTCGGGGTCAAGTGCAAATGAATATGTAAAAAACACACTTGGTGATTTTGGAACACTTGTATGGTAATCAAGTGGTTGAATTTTACTGAAATACATTGCCGTCTGATCAACCTTTATATTACCATCAAAGTCAATTGTAATTCCCTGTATAGAAGATGATCCGGTTGAAAAATCTAGCCATCCAGCATTCACATCCTGAATAATTATATAAAACTCCTTGACAATGTGTTTAAATTTTGTATACATTTTTGTGGTTGTTGTATTTGGTGATATAATAGCTGAAGATTGCTGGACTTGTTGGATAAGAATATCACTTTTAATTGGCTCGTTTGTAAAGAATAAAAAGTCTATGAATAGTCCAATATTTGATTGAATTGTTTTTGTGACGACTTTTATTTTCATATTTTCGTACACTGGTGTATATTTAGTACATGGTATTGGTACATATTTACTATTTGTAATGGCTGCAATTTTTTGAGCCGATGTTTCTAGGTTTAATTTTAGTGATATATATTCACCCGTGAAACTTTGAATAATTTCATCACGAATACTTGTATCTATTCGTACTACATCAGAAACATTAATATTCTTCAGGTACATGTTGAGTATCAAGTCACCACCTGTATTCATTGGTATATATGCTTGATATTCAAGTGCCGATGAATTTTCAAACATTATCTCAATTGGTTGTATAGTCATTGGCGTACGTCGTGTATATAATGCCATTCTATTAAGAACTATTATTAAAAACAAGTCCACACAACCCATCACGTATGGTAAGTATGTTATAAGTAGTTCCGTACATGTTCACTGTGTTTACACCATTTGCCATTTCTATATAAAATACCATATCCTTGATTCTACTTGCATTCACATGCCCTGAAGGTTCGTCACTCTCTGGTCTGAGAGCAAATGAGTATGATGATATATTAGAATGTGTAGGATATCTTGAATGATACATGTAATTTTGCATATTTTGTAGATAATCACCATCGCAGTTGAATTTTTCGTGACCGTTTAGGTAAAGTGCCAATTTGTTTACTTTATTATCAAGTAAAACTTCAGTTAATAAATTTAAAAACCCAACTCTGTAATACCCGGTACCTGTAAATTTTACAGTTTGAATTTGTTTCACAGGATACCGCAATTCTTTTGTTTGTAAAGCATTCAATATATTTGGTTGGATGTAAAGATATTCGGTTATGACTGAAGGGAATATATAATTTGGAACAGATAATGGTATAGTATCATAAACAACCTGTTTATTCGTCACGAGGTTTATATACCTACCATCAAAATATCCACAGTTGTATACTGCATCTATGAAAATATTCTGTTTCGTATCCTGAAACGTGAATGATACATCTGCATCTGTTATGTCATTTACATTTAGTTTATATACTTTACCACTTACCAAATACGCATATGTACCATCAAAAATAACATCAGTTATATTCGTTTTTGTTGTAAATGAAATATTATTACCGAAAAATGATACATCTGGAGTTGGGAATAATTTCAATCTATCAATTACTGTGTAATTGAATGGTGAAACGTATAAAGACTGGCCATCGTATACAGTTGAAATTGTATTACCACTCATTTGGTATGTAGTATCCAACCCATTATAAGTTATTATATTTGAATTATAAGTGAATGGTACAAAATAAAGTGTCGTTTCAGTTGGGACATATGTTCTATAATTACCCGCTATAGTTTGTACATTTACAATTGAAGATTTCCTATAAAACGGAAAATCTCTTGGTGTTAATATTTGTATAGTCGTTGAATTGTCACCTGGTGGGTAATAGATGGTTGATCCAACAACAGCTGCTGTATATATAGGCGTTGTAGTTGAAAGTGTCTGTGTCTTGTAAAATGGTAAACTGTTTGCATCGTATTTTACAAATGTTGATACATCAGTTAGTGAATATACATTATAGTTGAATGTAAACATTTTACCAAGACTTGACCATATATTATCTGGAATTATAAAACTATTCGTCTCCATTGTATCCAACCGAGTAATTGAGTTTTTACAAGTCACGAATAATATATCATTATACCCTATTATAACATCTATAATCGTATCAGGAATAGTCTTTTGTGTAAAAGTTATAGTTGTAAGATTTACAATCAATACTATAGTCTTAAATGCAATAACGAGTGTTGTTCCATCTATAATTGTTTTTATAGGAGTGTCATTTATAGAATGTGTAATAAAAGTTGATCCATTCCTGTATACTTTTGTATAGGAAACTGTATATATATCACCATTATATATTTGCGGTGTATATATATTTTCGGGATAAGAGTTGTATATTTGTTTAAATGATGGAGTTGTGTAATTGTACTGAATAATATTAGAGTTTGAAAAAAAGTATACATTTGAATTACACAAAACTGAAACATTTGCAGTGAATGATGAATCATACAACATTATAATATTTGATAACGTGTCAAATACAAATATATTAGATTTTGTACCGATTGAAATATATCTACCAACATCTACTATGTTATAAATTGGATTTGGATTTATATAATTTATTATTTTTGTACCAACATATACATTAGAGTTTGAAAAGTAATAACCATTTGAATAATGTGTAGGTTGTTGATTATCACGGAATGAAGTATACGAAAATGTAAAGGCGTCATAATTAAATAAAACTGCAATATTACCCTTTGTCGGTAACATATAAGCAACATTGCCCGAAATAGTTACATTATTTGAGTAAATTCCATCCGGTATAGTATGATTTATACTTTTGTAAGACTTGTATATTGGCTGTTCGTAAAAATTTAATATATTTTTAGTGTTTGCACTTGCCATGAATGAAAATGAAGAATTTACAACACTACCGACATTCATACTATCACTTGTAACATATGGTATAATTGTACCATTTGTAATATTATATGCTGATACATTACCAACTCTTGAAAATACTATATAGCTATTGGAATTGTAATATGCATAAACAAAATTAGCTGTTGTATTTGTTGGTATATATGAAAAATTTGTAGGTGTTCCAATATCAGCAACCTTTTGAATATTTGATGTTATGATTTTTGTTCCATCAGTTGAAAAATAATATGTATTTGATGACGCTTTCAGAGGTGATGTTATTAATGTATTGAGAGTGTTGCTATATTTTTGTGTAAGTGTATACCCGTATACATTCGCTCTTGAAGTTATTCCCATACCATCAATTATTGGAAACATTCTGGAATTCGGGCCAAAATCGTACGTTTCTATATTTGTAAATGTTAGCGATTCACTTTCATTGAATCGTCTAAGTTGAGTCCACCCATTTGTAATCAAGAATATAGTTTTTACTTTACCAATTCCCTGACTTGACATTGTGTCTATATTTCCAATACCATATGACGTCATTGGAGCTGAAATTGCTACACCAGTTGAATTGTTATACACAATCAAATTTCCATACACCTGGGTAGGATCTTCGTTATAAATATACGTGTAATCAGGCGTTGAGAATATATTACCAAAATTGTAATTCGTATCTTGTGGTGTATTACTTGATATTGTTACATTCACTGATGTACTTTGTAATTTAGGTATAGTAACAGTCGTTGAATCATAAGTTAATCTGAAATCAATATTTATATTATTTAAAACAAAAGTCATTATGAATGGAAGACTATATGTTATATAAATAATTAAACCAGCTGAAATTGTAATTGTACTATAATTAGCAGTCATATATCTAATGACATCCTCTAAAGACATTTGATTAACATCAATGTTTATTGAAAATGATACACTTGGACTTGTAGATGTAAGTGTTAATCTCGTTGAATAATTATATAAAGTTGTTTTCAAATTTCTATTCTGAATATTATTTGTGATTCCATTGTACCACATAGATTTAGCATTACGTGAAGATATATAACCAGTACTAGAAATCATTGGTAAAACATTTGAATACGCATCAACTCTGGAATAAAATATACCACCATATCTCACTGTAGAATCATCAGAAGTTGTAAATGAAAGAAATTCTCCATTTTGTCCAGTTTCAGATAATAAAAACCTCAATTGTGTAAACCCCACCGTCGGCATACTATACTTAGAAGTTCCAGTTGATGACGGGTAATTAAATGTTATTGTTTGATTCGGTGTATCAAACCTAACCCACGTATCTATATATCCACCTTTTCTACGAATTGGTATTGAATAAGAGTTGTATACTATTGTCGCATCCAATGTATACCCCCAATATAAACTATTCAAATTTGATTCAACTGAGAAGCTATTTGTTCCTATAATGTCGTCATCCTGTATATAAAATACTTTACCATATTTGGTCAAACATATATTACCGCTTGTTGATATAACATTTGATAATCCAAATTGTAGTTCAGTTTGTTTGAAAAAGATTGTTGAATTTGCAAAGTTTTGCGACCGAGTATTATAAATTGTTACTACATTTGACGCATATGGTATGAAAAGTATATTAGATTTATAATAAATTATAGATGATACCGAATTTGAAATTTTATACACTATATTTGACCCAGTTGATATATTATACTCCATTACTGAATTACTAGACGATGACCCATAATAAATATATGTTAAATTATTTGCAGCAGATGTAATGTTAGAAATTCCGAAATTTCGCAACTTTATTAAATTTGATGTTGTAAGAACATTTTTGGTTTCGTAAAACACAAGTGTATTACCATTCGATGGTAACATGTAAATATTTGAGTTTACAAGTATACTCAATGGATAATTATTTCCGTTTGTTTCTATTTTAGCATTTGAATATGTCTTTGAAATTGTATCGTATATAGCCACATTACACGAATCAAATGTCATAAATATGTTAGAATTGTATACAATAGGTTTTTGTACGTTTACATTACCTGTTAAATATGTCATTAGCTGTGTTGATGTATAATACCCCGTACCATGGAAATCGTACCCAGTAGTTGACAAGTCTAGTTGAGTTGTAATATTAGTTGATGTCGTAACAACCGATGTACCATTATCTGAAATACCTGAAAATTGTAAACCAGACGCCAAGTATAAAGAATTTGAGAATATTATATTTCCGGTTGTTGTAGCCATGTACATATTAGATGATACGGATTGAATAGGTGCACCACCAGGTGGAGATGAATAGACAGTTGTCCATGAATTACTCAGAATATTATAAGAAATGACATTTGTAGAATTTATAAAATATGAATTCCCATTCGCAGTGTACACTAAATCACTTTGTTTTATAAAAGTGTTTGCTGTATATTCAATATAACCAGAATAGTCTGTAAACGTATTTAGTTGCGTGTCAAACCGTATAATATTTCCATTTAATGTTTCTGTACAGTATATAAATCTATCACCTGGTATATATGCAGACGTTTTAAAATCAAGTTTCGGTGATGTAATACTTGACCAATTCTTGGAAATTACATCAAATGTAATAGTGTTTGAGTGACCTCCACTTGGAAATGAATATATATTTGAACCCACAATAACACATGTATTAGATTTATTTTCATAATAACTAGATTTGTACGCCGTAAATTGTGTAGGATTTGTTTTTACAACTTCTATAAATGTATTACTTGACGATGGTATAAAATATATATTAGATCCAAACTGTGTCCACGATGAATATATATTTCCTAAATAATCACCATATGGAGTTGTTGACGTAGTAGTCGGTATATCACTCAATGTATATGATGTATAATATCCTTTGGCTATATTACTATCAAACATGTATATATTTGAATTTAAAGAATCGTATACAGTTGCGAAAATATTTGATTTATTTGACAATGTGGATCTATTATGAGTAACGCCAAATGAATTTGTTTTAAATCTATAAAATCCATTTGATGAAAACATGTACAATACAGATTGGATAATTATAGAATTTTTAAGATTTTGCGGTGAATACACTTGTAACGATTTTGTTTTGTTTACAAAATCAACAACTGAAAATTTATCATTTATAATATTGTATGATATGATATTTCCATCTAAATTATTTGGAACCATATAAATAATTTGTCCATCGTATGCAGACGATGCTATGTACAACCCTTTTTGTATTTTCGTGACTGGATCTAAAAAGTTTAAAATTGTATATGAAGTTGGGAGAGTCACGTCTAAAAATGTATTTACACGTATAATATTGGACGTACCATTAGATGGTAAAAAGTATATATATTTACCATCATATGTAATAACATTTGATTCTGGTGAAGGATTTAATTTATAGTCTATACTAGAATATATTATTCTATTTATATCAAGTATAAATAGTTTATTATTGAGTGTTGATATATATACATACGGGGAATTGTAAACCATTTTACACCCAACACCAACGAATCCATTCATTTGATATTCAATATATTGTGCACCAGTCGTGTCAAAAATTAAAATATAATCTACTGTTGATATCCATACACTTTTACCACCAGCTACTATACCATACATGTAAAATTTAGTGCCAATTGATGTATTTTTATAACCATCAAAATATGTCAAACCAGCTTGAGCGTTTGACATGAGTACATATGTACCACTAGAGCTACTATTTACAAGTGAAACTACGTGTAAAGTTGTCTGAATTGCATTATTAAACTGTGTAAAAGTATTTTGTACTATATCAAATATATACGAATCAACTTGTTGATAGAAAATATATATTTTATTATCAACTATGGTTGCACATGCAGGATTATTAACGGGTAAAATTTTTATAGAATATATACCATTATCGAATCCATATATAGTAGACGGTGATATGAAATAAACATTTTTATTATTCGTTAATGTAAACAATATACTTTCGGGTAAATTATAGGTTGAATACGACGATAAATCATTCAATCTAATATACAAGAATATATCGGTTGTGATGAATAAAAGTGTATTCAGGTATACAACACTTTGTATATTTAGAATATTTAAA